TGGTCATTGCCATCTTGTGGCTCGTCCAATGTTTCGCCGCTTCTCTTGGTGCGCCATTGGTAACTCAAGTATTCGCGCTCTAGGTCTTTGCCATCATAGATGATTTGCTCCTGCTTTACTCGGTCAATGCCTCGCAGAACGCTTCCGGCATTCTTGTCTGCACCCACGATGCGGAATCCTTGCGCCTTTATTTCTGCGATGATTTCCGGTCTTGCTGCATCTGCCACGATCAGGACGGATGGGTCAACGCCTGCCCTGCGTAGTTCATCACCATATTGCGAGCCGAGGATGTTCGTCTTGTATATAAGCTCTTGTGCGACCAGCTCACCTGATTCTTTGCGCCAGATGCCCACGAGTGCGGTTTCGTCATTGCTGAAGCCGAAGTCGAGTCCGTATCTGATGAGTTTCGCGTTCTTGTAATCGTCCTCGGTTGCCTTGCGCCAGCCGCTGTAAATGTTCCCCTCAAGGCTCCCGATTTGCCCTAATCCATAAACTGTCCACCAGTTCGATGGCTTTTCGCCTGGCTTCGGTTTTCGGCTCTCGATCGCCTCTCGGATGGTCGGCGCGAGCGCTTCGTTGTCCTTGTATGTGAGGATGATGAAGTCCGCATTGTCCTTTTCGTCCTTAATGAGCTGATGTGCCCAGAACTCGTGCGTTGGGTTGTAATCGATGATGACCTTGCCTGTGGTGCGGAATGCGAGGTTCTGGAAGGTCTGGAAGTCCATGTCGTTCGCCTCGTTCACGAATAGTAGGTCACGCGCTGGACCATGTGCGCTCATGTTGTCCACGCTGATGAACTCCAGAATCGTGCCGTTGCCGAAGGTGTAGATTTTGCTCGATTGGTTCCAGCGTTCTGGCTCCCAGATGTCTGCCGCTTTCATGATTGCCTGGAAGTCACGAATTGCGCCTCGGCTGAGGTGTGGGTAGCTCATAGACGCTACCGTTGCAATCTTGTCTGCATTCATTTGGCACCATGAGATGATGAGCATCAGAAGCGAGTAAGTTTTCGCTGCGCGCATGCCTCCCTGTGCCACGAGATAGCGTTTGCTGTCTATGAACAGGGGCTTGAGCTTCTTGAGCCCTGTTGTGGCGTAGTTTTCAGCCATTCTGCTCCTTGATTACCTCGTCCAGGCTCTTGCCGTCGACGATAAACTTCTTCGCATTTAGGAACGTGATGCCGGCCGTCGTGCTGATGTGAATTTTTTCTGTTTCCAGCTCGTCGTCATCCTCCGCGATTTCTATGCCATAGACGTTCTCCAATGGCACGATCATGAAGTCCATCCGCTTCCGCGTTTTGTAGTCTATTTCGAGTGTTCTCATTTCTTGCCCTCCGTCAGGTCAATCAATGGCTTTGGCTGGACTGGCTCGACCTCCAGATGTTGCTTTGGCTGTCCATAGACTTGGTTGATCATGCTTTCGAGAACTTTCCAGTCGCCTTGGTTGATTGCTGTTGCCACTTTCCGCTCGAAATATGGGAGTTCCTTGTTCGTTGCGATCGCCATGAGTTCAGCCTCTGACAGCTTCATCATCTGTTCGAGCTTATATCTTGGCGTGTCGTCTTTCTTCCATGATCCATTATTGCGCGGATTCCCATTTGGTTTCCCAAATTGCCGCTCCACCGGCGGTCTTTTATACCCAACCGCCGACTTGACATCACCCTGCTTTGTGGGATTGCTTGCCATTAGAATAACCCCCACTCTGCAAGCTTCTCGAAGCCACCTGTTGCTCTTATGTAGTCTCGCGCGCGTTCTACCACTCTGGCATAAGGCATTGAGAAGTGAGAATCGCTTTTTTGTCTGAACTCGACAGATTCATCGCCAATCGCACATAATGCCTCGACCTCTTGTCCTGTTTCTTGCGCTACCATGTGGCAGACGATATTGACTGCCACATCCGCTTTACTGAGGTCTTTGCCATGTAGCCCTCCGCCTGTGACCGCTCTGCCCATGTCAGAGCCAAGTTTACGGTTAGTCGCACCAGTGTCGACATTTGTGCCGCCAGTCCATTCGCCGAGTGGATTCACGATCACTTTCTGAACGCCTTTTATATTGAACTTGATCATCTGCTCTAGGTCATAGCCGTTCGTGTTGCTTTGGCATGCGATGAATGTCTGAGTCTGCTCATCATAGATGAATTTGCCATCAGTCGGCAGTTCCGTGTAGAGCGCGCGGATGAACCCGCTGAGCTTTTCTTCTTCTTTGCTTACTGGCACACCCTTGAAGATGCCATTGTCGCCACAGCGAATTTCTTCTGCCTGATTCTCGGCCAAGTGTTCATCCTGTGGCACGATTTTAAGGTTAATCCATGTTTTCTCGGTGTTTATGATTCTTTTGACAATCTTGCACACCTCATCATGGCTGAATGTCGCGTTTGTTTCAGCTATGATGTGGCAGTTGCCATGTCCGATCAGCACCTCGACTGCGATTTTCGGGTTATCGGTTTTCTTGTATGCCAAGTCCACGATCGCTCCTGCGATGCGGTCTGCCACCTTGTCCGGATGTGATGGGTTTACTTTTTCAATCATTTTGTGCTCCTTTCATATTGCTCGAGATTCAAGTTGTCGCTGACCTGCTTGATCGCTGATAGTGAGCGCCAATTTAGTCCAGCTATGAATGCGAGTTCCATGTCAAATACTGCCGGTCCTTTGATATTCGTGTCTGTCACGAAATCCGTGCTAGTGAAACATGGGAACGACGGCTCGGCAATATCTAATGTGTCGAGCTTGATTTGTTTTTCCTTAAAATCAACCCCCGGATGATGCGTCCCAACCTCGGATATTTGGACTTTCTTTCCAATCTCGATGTTATTGCTCCCGACATAGCCAACATTGAGCGCATCTTCCTCGCTTGGATCCACTGCCTGCAAAATCTTCTTCACGGCATTCATCCCGCCAATCCCAGTGATGATGATCTTTTCTGCATCGTTAATGACATCCTCATCGAGAATCTCTAGTTCGCTTGCTTTTGCTGCGATGATAATCATGCTTCCCCCTTTTCTATATATGCGATTGCCTGATCCAAGAAATCCTTGATCGCCATTTCAGGGATTTTGCTTCGCGTTGAGTAATTCCGGCCAATGAATCCATTTGTGTCGCACGAGCTTTTGATTGAGTTCCCATTCTTTTGAACGAACGTCTGCTTGAGATTCAGCTTAATGTTGCTTGCGAATATTTCTGGTTTTGGCGAGAATCTTCCTGGCTCGTATGCCGAATAGACAAGCTTATTGAGGAACATCTTAGGCACCCCCCCCGCCACGTATTTATGGATATAATCCCAACTGTAATTGTCTGGATTTTCCACCATGAACACTTTTGGCTTCGTCGTCTTGATGATTTCCCATGTGTTTTGGTGGCACAGTTCGCCATTCACGCGCCCATAAAATGTCTTGATGCCATTATTCTTCACGAATCCAGTCGCCACATCAACATCCTGTAGTTGGAAGATTTTATTCTCTGGGAACAGCTTGCTCGCGTATCTTTTCCAATGGATGTTTCCGTTGTTGATTGAAGTCATATGGCTCCAGCTTTCGCATGGTGGGCTTGCGACGATAATGTCTGGCTTCGGGAGCGATTTGAGCAGCTTCTTGCCAATCCCCACACCATCGAACAGCTCGCTAAAATCTGCAAGGTTGAAGTTTAAGTAACGTGGATTGTTTTTCCCGTAATGGCTCATGCCGACTCCGAACACATCAATGCGATCGTCGAAGTATTTGTGAATTGTTGAGGTATAGTCGCCTGTTTCTGAATCGAACAGCGCCCAGCAGATCAGATTACTCATCCTTGAGCCTTTCATCCCAGAAGCCATCATAAGTGCCCTTTTCCTGCTTATACTGGACCATTTGCTTCATAAGCGCCGTTGCTGTTTCGTCCGTGATTGCAAGTTGAATCTCATCCGAGTAGTCAAAAGTGATGAACGATGTCACGATTGTTGGTGGATTTTCCGTGATGTCTTTCTCGTCCTGGATGCTCTGCTTGATATTAGTGACGCCCCATTCTTGGAGCTTGTCCGTGTCCCATTCATTAAACAGCGCATCCCAATCCCAGTCGCCGTTCTCGACATTGTCGCGGATGATGATTTCTTTTTCGCGTTCTTCGGTCAGGTTCGGCAGCAGGATGGTCGGCACCTCTTTCAATCCGATTGCCTTGGCGGCCTTGTAACGTTGATTGCCTGCCAATATGACCAGCTCGCCTGTCCTATCGCTTAGGATGATTGGACGCGCCTCGAAGTAGTCGGCGTTGTCCTTGATGCTCTGCTTGAGTTTCTCGAACTGGTCTTTTTTGATCGTGCGTGGATTGCCTGGCAGCTCTTTGAGGTCTTTGATTGGTCTATATTCGACCTGTGCGTTCGGTTTCATTCTTCCTCCTTTTCCTTGATTCGTTCATCTAAATCAATAAATGTCGGCTCGATAGGTTCTGGGGGCATCTTCCTCCCCACAGAGTTCTTTCAATTCTTGTTTTCTACACTCTGGGCATACTCCCCACTCATTTAATGCGACAAAGTGCCAACCGCAATACGCTTTTGCTTCCCTCATTTTTCCTCCTTTTTCGCTTCCCTGATTCCTGTTGGCTCGTCGCTCCATGCATTGTCGAACTCGAACTCTAAGCCGAGATGCGCCATCAGTAGCTCGATTTTCGTCTCGAGCGCATCGAGCTGATTGTCTATTTCTTCGCCTGGTGTCATTTTCCCACCTCCAATAATTCAGGGTTTTCGTGGATGTTACCGAGAATCTCGTAATCACTTTGTTTGTCATGATGAAAAAAGATTATTTCTTCTCTGTCATCATTCTCGAGCACGAAGCTTGCATCGTACTTTCTGTATGTGACTGCGTAGCTAGAGCCTCTACAGTCGTATTTCACTATATCCCCCTTATAAATCTCTTTGCCGTTCTTGTCTTTGAGACCAGTGTCGAACTCAAGAACTAGGTCTGTGTTTTCATGATGCGTAACCCCATCGTCATCTTCAAACATCGCATAAAGTGAGCCGTCTGGATATAGTTCAGCATCGAACGCATACCTTTTCCAGAAGTCACTCCAAACTCTAAAGCCTCTCATTTTTCATCCTCCAAGTCGAGATTATCCGCCAAGAACTCGCAGATGTCGTAGGCGGTCGTCAGGCTCTTTTCTTTCTTCCATGCCCTGACCATGGCCTTGAGCTCTTGCATCTTGATTTGCTTTTCGTTCATTTCTTTTTGCCTCCCTTTTTCTTTAAGCGGTCAGTGAATTCTTCGACCATAATCAGCACGGCGAATGCTACCAATCCCAACACCATCAATAGCACCCCTGCCAAGAAGATGATTCCGATGGTCTGCAATAAAAGCCCAATGATGTCCATCTAGCGCCCCTCCCTTGCAATTCTGCGCATGATGTGACGCTCGTGGTTCGTGTATTCCGAGCGATCAGGTTGTTTTGCTGGGTGTTTGGCGTGGATTGCCCCTTTTTGAGTCATTTTGCGCCAGTTTTGGTCGCGCTTTACCTGTTTTTTGGCGAACCATCCAGGGAACGCCTGCAATTTGCGCTGGCTTCCCATCCTTATCGGTCGCCCTGTTGTGTGGCTCATGTCTTGTCCTTTCTTTTTAAGTTCTCGTATTTCACTTTTTTGCCCTCGAGATTCGGCGTCCGTTGCGTTCCGAAGCTCTGGATGCCGTGTCGCATTGCGATTGTGTGGATTTTCTTCGGCGTTAGTCTGCGATTATATCGAAGCGAATTGCGGAATCTGCGCCATTCGGGATATGTTCCGAGCGGGCCGAAGAAGCGGTGGTAGATGATATTAGGCGCGCCATGTTTCGGCAGGGCGTAGATGGTTTCCTGGTTCAATAGCACCACCTTTACGTCGTCGAATTCCCGAACATAGACTTGCACCTGCTTATATCGCCCCACCGTCGTCATGCTTTTATGCGTCCTCCGTGATTCTGATGGTGATTTCGGCGCGTGGATTGTCGCGATCAACCTGCTTGTCGATGGCAGCGAATGCTCTTAGTAGTTTCGTGGAATCGTCTGCGATTGCGAATGATTCAACCAATGCGTCCAATAATGTCGTCACTTGGTTGTCGAGGTCGCGTCGGATTTCGTTCGGTCGGTAGATGTTGAATGTGATTGAGTAGACGGTATGCTTGGCTGATGCTTTGAGCTTCTGTTCTTCTTTGCTCATTGTGAATGCATCTATAATGCCCTGCTCGCGCAATTGGGCTGTAAATTGGTTGACCATGTCCTCCTGATTGGCTCTGGCTTTTTTGTCTGGAATCACGGCACCATGGCTCGATATGATGTGGCGGTTCTTTTTGCTCATCACGGTTCCACGATATGTGAGCTTGAGCACGCGCGTTTTGCGTGGTGTGATTGACGATTCGTAACCTGCCTCGCTCATGGCGCGGTCTATTTCACGGATTTCGTCTGCGACGCTCATGATTCGTCCTCGTGCCATTTCTTGCTCCAACGCTTGGCCTTTTTGAGCCAATCGTCGAGTATCATGTTGTCTATTTTCTGGACGGCTTTGTTGACGAGCCATCTGTCCTTGTTTTTTGCATCTGCCATGCTTACCTCGCTTATTTTTCGTTTTAATGGCCACCTTTGCGGTGATATATAGTGGGGTTGTTTCTATTCCGCCACCCCTGCGGTCGATTTGGACGCTTGCTTCAGCGTCTTGCACCACGCGAACTATTATTCGTGCGGAAGATTTAAGACACCGTCTCTGTTGTAGGGGCTTATAACCCCCCCCCGACCGCCGGTTCCATTTGACTTATTAGCGGTCGAGGCGGAGCAGTAAGCTCTGCCCTCGTTTAGTTTCGCGATTTGTTAAGTGCGAACGCGTTCCAGGCGGACTCTCTGCCTCCTGGAGCGTGTTCTATGCGGAATGTGGTGGCGGTTTTCGGGTTTTGCCCATCTTCCGCCAAGTCCGGCATCCGCGCCCTGCGGTGCCGGTCACTAACGAGCGCGCGGTGTATTTCAAGGCGGAACTTTTAGGTTCTTTATGTAATGCCTGTGCGCGCCCGGCTGACCAAATAACGTGAATCAATTGCAAGGTTGATAAGCTTGGTCAGCGGAGTTATTCCTCCCCATGCAGGGGGAGTGATACATGTTTTGATGTGCTGTCGGTGCTCTTTTACGCCTGCCGACCTAGAAGGCTAGTTGTTATTCTTCCCAGAATCGAGTTCCCTCGCCTGATGGCATTGCTGCCGGCTCGATTCGTGGCTCTGGCTCCGCGTAGGTGAAGTCTGGTGCTTCTTCGTCCATGGCGTTACCTGTTCTGTATATCCGCTTTAATGGTTTGTATCGCCGAGTAGCTCGCCTTGTTGATGATGTTCAATTGATTGAGCAGATCTCTCTCGGTGTCATTGGCTAGGTCAATCTTGCGGAGCACCGTGTCGATGCTCGCGATTTGTTCTTTGACATGCGCAAGATTCTGTGGAATTATGTTGTTCATTTCTTTAGCTCCGCTTTGCGTTTATTGATGATGCTGTTGATGTATTTCTGTTGAGCTGGGCTCATCTTTGCGACGTTCAAGCTCTTGTAGTAGTCCTCCAGGCTCTCTAAGTCATCAATGGCGGCGCAGGATTCGCGCACGGTGTCGAAGTCGATGTTGTTCTTTTTGCGATATTCAACACCATCCGCCTCAACGTTCTTGTCGTCCTGTCCTGCCAATCCGAGCGCCATCAGGGTCGTGTATCTGCGCGCGTATGATTCCGAACTACCGCGGCTTTGTTGGGCGTTCATGCTGCCCATCTTCTCGCTGATGATTCGGCTGCCGATGTTCCACTCTTTGGTTTCTTCGTCGTAATATTCCATGTAATCGCCGACATATGTCGTGCCGTCTGGTGTGAAGACTGGCTTGATTCGCATTTTTGGCACGTCGAAGCCTTGCGATTGGATATCTGCGAGGCTCGCATAATTGAAGCTGAATTTGTCGTCACCGGCTTTGCTTGTGTTCTTGACGATTTTATTGGTAGGCATAGTCCACTCCTGGAATCACGGTTTTGTCATTTCCGCCTTTATTTGGTAGTCTGAATTCGCGCTGTTGGCGGAGCATGGCTTTTTGAAGCATGCGTTGCGCCTTGCGGAATTGCTTCGCGATCTTTATGGCTTCGCGGAAGTCTTTCTCGCTGAGGTCGGTCAATTGCTCGACCAATTCGGCGAAGTCCTTATTTTTCTTTGTCGTTTTCATTCTCGTTTTCCTTTCGTTTTCTCTTATATGTATCTATTGGCGACGCGCTCCCACGGTTCGAGTCCGTCGACGTCGCGCGTAATCTTTGCTTTGGCCTTGCCGCGTTTTGATTTGCGGCCGCCAATCGCTCCGGCGATTCGTGCAAGTTCTGGGTTGGCGGCGAATCCTCCTGTGTGTCCGTTTCGGCCTCCCTTGCGCCCAATGCTTGCATAGAAGTCGTGTCCATATTTCTTTTTGTTAGTTATTGCGGCTTTCCTGCCGCCTTCTTTGGTCCCTGACATGTTTACCTCCGTTGGTTTCGTTTTATTGTTTGTTGCTTTTCTTTTTCTTTGCCTCGTCGATAACCGCCTGCGCATCGGCGCAGAAGTTCTCGAAGGCGAGCTTAATTTCGTCCAGCGCTTCCTGCATCTGGTTCCTTTTCTTGTTCTTCCATCAATTCGTCCCAGTAATAGACTTTGATTTTGCTCATTTTCTGATCTCCGCTTAGTTGATTGGTCCAATGATTAGCAGTGCGATGAAACAGGCGATTGCGACCAGTTTCCAATGGCGCGTGCCCCAGTCGATGATTTTGTCGATTGTTTCCATGTTCTAGCTCCTGCTTTTTAGTTCTTTGGTGAGGACGTTGATCGTGTAATCGCTGTCCTTAATGATTTGGATGAGTTCGCTCTTGGTGAGCTTGCTCAAATGTTTGTAAGTTTGGCTCATGTTGGCCTCCTTTCGTTTAATGTTTGTTTTTGTTTGGTTTGCCGAATTGTTAAGGTGTGTTCCTAGTCTGCCCTGACCGCTTTATTTGTTGCGCGTCTAGTGTGGCGATTCGGATGGGTTTCAAACTCTGATCAATTCGTTCTTTGAAGCCCCTCAAAAAAGCCACTCTTTGCGAGTGGCTTGTGTTTCGCTCTGAATTATTGTGCGACACTTGATTTCTGATTCTATACATTGTGCGACATTTTAGATTCAGGCGAAAGACGACTGTCCACTCGTCTTGGTTGTTCTAGTTTTCAATTTCGCGCAGGGTTTTTTGATTCCCTGTTACTATCTATACTATCACACTCGCCCTTAAAAGTCAATATGCTTTCGCTTAAAAAATGCCCAATTTCAGCCGCCTTTTTTGGCCCTGGATGTATTCCCGCGCCGGATCCAGATATTCGTCTGGTATCAGGGGTGGGAACGGTGTCATGCTGAACACCCATTTGGATTGACGGGGAAGTCGGTCAATCGCAAGCGCCAGGGCCGAATCAATGGTCACTTCCCTGCCTGTTGGTGTTCGGATTATGTTCGGCTTTTCAAAGTTCGTCCAGGTCAGCATCATGACGCGCGGTATTGGGAGCCGCGTGGCTTTGGCTGTCTTTTTAATGAGCTCATTGCGCCATAGTTGATCTGACTCGCTCATGATGTAGATTTCGTTTTCGGTTTTCATTGTGATCCATTTCCTTTTAATCCTCCAGTTTATCTATTAGTGGAGCCTGCACCCAGAGGCTCGATTTATCGTCCCATTGTAGGTAGATCGCGCAAGTGCGCGCGCATTCCTTGTCGTTTATCATCTTACACGTTTGTCCGCCATGCGTCCGATTATGTTGGCATCTGCGCCGGTACCAGCGGACGGTGCGAATGCCATCTGTTGTGATCTTCCATGCCGGACGTGTTTGGCTTGCGAATTCCGGCTTTGGCCATTGTGGATAGTATTCTCGCGTGATTATCAGACCGCGCTTGATTGAGATGTGGTTTAGGTTATCCGTCAGGGCTTGGTTTGTCTTGTGCATCTTGCCATCATCGCCTTTATACAGGTAAAAGATGGGCAGGTCGCATTGATCTTTCTCGGTCATCTATTTTGCCTCCCTATTCTTCAAGAAGGGCAGGGTCTTCCGAGCCTCTTTGAACATCTGGCAGACTCTAGCGTGCTCCTCGTCACTGACTGGAACGAACGCGCCATTGTAATATGGGATGCCTCCGCGCAGATATTCTGGAATAGGGCGGTCGTCTTGCGGTGCGCTCCCCTGCCCAAGCGGTTGCTCGTTTTGTTTGCGAACCTCCCACATGTCGAGCTTCGCCAATTTGCTGTATTTGCCTGTCAAATCGCTCGGTGTGGCGATTTGTGGCGCGAAACGGTCACCGCTTCGGATTGCGTTGCCAACGCGCCTTACAAGCGTTTTCGTGCCGTCTGCGCCGTATTTGCGGAGCAGGTTGTATAGTTGCCGACGCTGATTCTGTTGGCCTTTAATGTCGATGCCAGTTTCGGCTTGCCATAGCTCGACCAATTCGTTGATGTCCTCGCGTCCATATTGCTGTTTATTTGAGTTTTCCACACCCTCTGCGACGGACTCGTCGCCTTTTACTTTTGTGTATTCTTTTGTGTATTCTTTTTGAACAGACGGCGAAACCGCTTGTTCATCAGACGGCGAAACCGCTTGATGAACAGCCTGGTTTTCCGATTGATGGCGATTTCCGTCTGATGAACAGAATGTCAATGTGGTGGTTCTGACGATGTGTCCAAACATGCGCTTTTCTGTGATGTATCCGCGCTCGCGTAGGTTCCTGCACGTGCGTTGGAATGCTTCACGACCGACGCCGAGCAGCTTCATCAATTCCTCGGACTTTTTCCAACATCCGCGTGAGCCGAAGCTCGCGATCTCGGCATATAGAAGCCGCTCGTGTCCGTTAATGCTCTCGTCCAGCCATATCTCGGCTGGGATGAAGATCCCGTTGAATTTTCTTTTTTCGGCATCCTGTGGGATACCATCGTAGTTTTGGTTCGTTTCCATTGTCCGCTCCCTGAATTTTGATTTGTTTCAGGGGCTTCAAGGGTATAAAAAGCACCGCGCGTAAAAAATGCGGGTGCTTCTTATATTTGCGAATTGATCAGTGCTTTCATTGTAGCGAATTTGGCTGGATTTGTCAATTTGGCAGTACCTGTGTTATACTTGAGTCAGAGTTCTTAGCGAAGCCAGCGGTCATCAAAAACACCGCTGTTTTTTTACCTCGCTTTTGGCTTAAAAAGCCCCAATTTCTGGGGCTTTTGCTCATTTTTTGAGCTTTTCTTTAAGGAACTGCGCTTGATGCGCCATGCAGCTGTGATAGGGTTCTTCGTCACAAGCC